AGAGATTGTCTATAATCAACAAGTGGTGTAGTTCATGCCAAAACTGTATAACAATGCAGGTAACGTAGAAATCATTAAAGGTGAAGGCAATAGCTGGGCTGGTCAAACAGGTACATACGCAGATCATCGTTACGATTTAAGAGATAAAGATGGCAAGGCCTATGCCAAACCATTTGCTGTATTTGATCATAAAGGTTCTGGTTTAAGAGCTATGATGCGAATTTTACGTGGTTATTTAAATGTTAAAGATTTAAAAGATGCTAATGGCAATGTTAGTTTGCTAGGTATGGTGCAACGCTATGCACCTAAAATTGAAAATCCAACTAGTGATTACTATCAAAGTGTACTAGGCTATATGAAAAAAGAAAATCCCAACTTCAAAGAATCAGCAGTAACCGAAGATGACATTATGAATTTAACTAAAGCTAAGATTTTATTTGAAAATGGCGATACATCATTTACAAATGAGCAAGGCAAAACAGTAAAGTTTAAAGATTATTATCTTAAAGGAGATAACCAAGAAGATAATGATTTTATATGGAAGGCAGCAGAGTATGCTAGTAGAAAAAATTTACCACAAAGTACTACCTGGAAAGAAATGTCCGCTGCATACAGAATAAAAAAAGCAACAGATCAATTTGAAGCAAATGAATACAAAGAATTATATGATACAGATAATCAAGCTACAGTAAAAGATAAAGTAAAAGAAGAAGCCCTAGAGGAAGCTGGAGCAAAAAATGATGCATCAGAAATGGATTTAAGTCAAACAATGGGAGGAGCAGGATGAATGATGGCTGGACTAATATAAAAAAAGAAGTAGTTAATCCTAATGTGTATAGTAAAGAACAATGGAATAAAGTACGTGTAGTAGTTAAAACTCAACACATGAAACATTACCCTAAAGACTTTGTAACTGATATGGAAGCAGATAGAATACTTGCAGCCATGTCGCCACAAGCAGTAGAGAAACTCTATGAGTTAGCGGTCAAGTATGGCATCTCTCAATTATAAAGCACCAGGTCCTATTGTTAAGGAGTTTATGAAAGACGATTCATTCTTTCGTGGATTGCGTGGGCCAGTAGGATCTGGTAAATCAGTCTCATGTTGCATAGAGATATTGCGCAGAGCATTAGCACAAGAACCCAATGCAGAAGGTATAAGGAAAAGCAGATGGGCAGTCATAAGAAATACTAATCCACAACTTAAAACAACTACCATGAAAACATGGTTGGATTGGTTTCCAGAAGAAGAATGGGGTAAGTTTATCTATAGTGTACCTTTTACTCATATGATTAAAAAAGGTGATATTGAATTAGAGGTAATCTTTCTAGCGTTAGATAGGCCAGAAGATGTTAAAAAACTACTATCGCTTGAACTAACAGGAGTATGGATTAATGAAGCAAGAGAAATACCCAAGTCTATTGTTGATGCCTGTACTATGCGTGTTGGCCGTTATCCTAGTATGCGTGATGGTGGCCCAAGCTGGTATGGGGTTATCGCTGATACTAACGCACCTGATACGGAGCATTGGTGGCCAATACTCGCTGGTGAAACAGTATTGCCTGACTACCTTACTAAGCAAGAAGCCAAGATGCTAGTCAAGCCTGATAACTGGTCATTTTTTAATCAACCTCCTGCTATGAATGAAATAGTAGGTAAAGATAAAATAGTAGATAGATATGAATCTAATGATGAAGCAGAAAACTCACAAAACTTAACTAAGAATTATTACAGCAATATTATACGAGGAAAAACTAAATCGTGGATTGATGTCTATGTACTTAATAAACTAGGACTAATAGAAGATGGCAAGCCAGTCTATGATTCTTTTAGACATGATGTGCATGTAGCCAGGAGTGATTGTTTGGTAGCAGATAAGTTACCAATCTATATGGGAATAGACTTTGGTCTAACTCCAGCCTGTGTGTTTGCTCAACGCATACGAGGCAGATGGGTATTACTAGATGAGTTGGTAGCGGAGGATATGGGTATTGTAAGGTACTCTGATTTGTTAAAACAACATATGGCATTGTATATGCCACGAACTTTTCACATCTTTGGCGATCCAGCAGGAGATCATAGAGTGCAAACAGATGAAGCTACACCCTTTCAAATACTTAGAAGTAAAGGAATTAATGCTAGACCTGCACCATCAAATGATGTATTAATACGATTAGAAGCAGTTAATGCTACATTAACAAGAATGACTGATGGTGAATCAGGGTTGTTAATTGATCCAAAATGTATTAACTTAATAAAAGGATTTAGTGGTGGTTATCATTATAAGCGTATACAAACAAGTGGTGAACGCTATGATGAAAGACCAAACAAAAATAGATTTTCGCATATACATGATGCACTACAGTATTTGTTACTAGGTGCAGGAGAAGGGAGAAGTTTAGTGCTTGGAGGAAAAAAATCCAGACCTTTTGTAGCAAAGCGAGACTTTGATGTTTATACTGCAAAACCAAAAGCTAGTATACATAGCAGGAGAAGAAGATAATGTGTGCAGGACCATTCAGACCTCGTATGCCAAGTGGACCATCTCAGGAAGAATTACGAGCTAGAGAATCTTCAAGACAAGCACAAAGAGATGCTTTGAAAGAAGAAAGACGACAAGCTGAACAATTAAAGCAGGATCAGTTAGAAGCAACAACTGCTGCATTAGCAGGAAGGCGTGGTAGAAGAAGTTTGCTATCAGGTCGTAAAGGCGGTGGTGGTTTCGAACTTAAAGATGAATACAAAACAAAAACTAACTTAGGTGCTTAATGATTGAAAATCAACCATCATCAAATGTAGCCAGTATAGAAAGTCCTACTAAAAAAATATTAGCTAGGTATAAACATGCACAATCTATAAAAGACCAATGGGTATCTGTCTTTGAGGAATGTTATGAATACGCTTTGCCACAAAGAGAATCTTTTTTTAGTGAGACAATAGGTAGCAGAAGAACTGATAATATCTTTGATGAAACAGCAGTTGTAGGAGTCCAGGAGTTTGCTAGTAGATTACAAGCAGGTATTGTTCCTAACTATGCTAGATGGGCTGAGTTTATTGCAGGATCAGAAGTGCCGCCAGAAGAAGAAAAAGAAATAAATCTAGCGTTAGATGAAGTTACTAACTATGTATTCCAAGTTATTCAAAACTCAAATTTTTCACAAGAAGTACACGAAACATTCTTAGACATAGCTTTAGGTACAGGAGTTTTATTAGTTGAAGAAGGCGATGCGGTTCAACCAATAAAATTTAAAGCTATTCCATTACCACAAGTATGTTTGAATAGTGGTCATGATGATAGAGTAGATGCAGTATATCGCAAAAGAACAATACGATTAAAAGAACTTGAGTTTGCATATCCTAATGTATCTTTATCAGACAAGATGCAAATGGACATGGAAGCTAATCCTGATAAGAAAATTAAAATTATTGAAAGCGTATATAGAAACTACGAAAGTAAAAAAGAAGAAACAAATATATTTTGTGCTATAGCAGAAGAATATGAACACAAGATATATGATGAAGAATACAAAGGGTTAGGTAGTAATCCATATATTGTATACAGATGGTCTAAATGTGCTGGAGAAGTATACGGCAGAGGACCATTACAGTTTGCGTTGCCTGCAATAAAAACGTCTAACTTAGTTGTTGAACTAATATTAGAAAACGCACAAATGAGTATATCTGGTATGTACCAAGTGGAAGATGATGGAGTCATTAATGTTGACAACATTGCACTTATTCCAGGTACTGTAATTCCGAAAGCAGCAGGTAGCGCAGGTTTACAGCCTATAGCACAAGCAGGTAACTTTAATGTATCTGACTTAGTATTGCGTGATATGAGAACCAATATTAAAAAAGCTCTGTACAATGATATGTTAGGCAATCCAAATGAGAAAACTCCTATGTCTGCAACAGAAGTAGCTGAAAGACAAGCTGATCTGTCTAGGCAAATTGGTGCTGCGTTTGGTAGATTACAAGCAGAACTGGTTAATCCTGTATTACAAAGAGTAATATACATTCTTAAAAAACAAGGGCGTATAAATGTACCTACTGTTAACGGTAGAGAAGTACAAATTAAATCATCAAGCCCATTAGCACAAGCACAACATCAACAAGATGTTGCAACCATAGATAGATTCTTAGGTTTAATGCAGGCAAGAGTAGGTCCAGAATTGTTAAATGTTATGATTAAACAAGAAGAAGTTGCTAAGTTTGTAGCAAAAAAACTAGGTATACCAGAAGAATTAATTAGGTCGCAACAAGAAATGGAAGCTGTCATGCAACAAATGCAACAGATGCAACAACAACAAGCAGCGCCTCTACCACCAGAGCAACAATAAGTCCTTGACTTTCGGTAACAATTTTATACTATCGTAGTGGGAAGTGAAGCACATTTAACCCCCACAACAGTTAATGATGAAAGTACCTTTGCTTCCTCAATGTTTCACGTGAAACATTTGTAACAACATGAGGTGTAGCATGGCAGAAAATAAAGTCAAAACGCTCATAGGGCTTGATGGTTTGGAAAGAACGCCAGACCAGGAAGAAGCACTTAACGCAGTAGCAAGAGCATTATTTACATCAGATGCAGGTAAAACATTTTTAAATTATCTTAGGTCCATTACGATTGAAACCGTAGCAGGACCAGAAGTATCTGATCATCAGTTAAGGCATATAGAAGGACAGCGTTATATTGTTGGACTAATACAGCGCAGAAGTAATAAAGGAAAATCACAAAAAATAGTGGAGGACAGTAACAATGGCTGAAGAAATTACAGAGCAAGAAATATTAGATGAAGTACCTGAAAATGAAGTACCTCAAGAAGAACGACCAGAGCATATACCTGAGAAGTTTTGGAAAGATGGTGCTGTTGATTATAATGAAATGGCTAAGTCATACACACAGCTTGAGTCGTATGCTGGTGGTAAAGAAGAAACTATTAAAGAAAAATTGATAGAAGAACTTGCTAATGAACATGCAGAAAATATACCAGAAAGCTATGAACTACCTGCTTTACCAGATGGTATAACAGAAGAAGATGTACAAGCTAATCCTATTTATGCTTGGTGGAATGATACAGCCAAAGAAAATGGTATGACTCAAGAAGAATATGATGATGGTATAAATGCATATGTTGAAATGTTGCAAAGCCAAAGACCTGATATAGAAGGCGAGATGGAAAAACTTGGTGAAAATGCAAATGCTAGAGTAGATGCAGTAGATGCTTGGGCGCAAAAGAACTTTCCACCAGATCAATATGATGTAATTCAAATGTCATTAGGCACAAGTGCAGCAGGAATAGAAGCATTAGAAAGCATAATGGAAATGAATAGATCATCAGGCGTTAGGTCAAATGAGTATGAGCAACCAGAAAAACAGCTTACAATGGCTGATGCTAGGGCTATGATGAACGACAAAAGATATTTTGATCCTCGTTTTAGAGATGAGTCATATGTTAAAAAGGTAGATGCTGCGTTTAGAATGTTAACAAAATAATGTTCTATCTTGAAAAAACAATCCCAGATGATTGTTTTAGATTAGCACCAAACCTTAAACAGCTAGACAAATATGAAGTAGCTGTTATGGGACTAGATCCTTTAACAGCTTTACTTTTACCATTTACCTACAATAGACCAAATACACATACCTTTACTATTTTTGAAAAAGATACAGATGAAATTATTGCTATATGGGGAGCATGTCCTGTAAGCAAAACTAATGTTAAAACAGGTGCAATATGGTTTTTATCATCTGATTTATTAGAAAAACATAAGAAAGAATTTTTAAAAGCAAACATAAGATGGCTTGTTTACTTAGAATCACACTACAAATATGTTTATAATTTTATAACAAAAGAACATAAACGCAGTATAAAGTGGCTTAAATGGCAAAAATTTACCTTTAATTCAGAACCAGTACTTGTAAAAGGTGTTGAAATGTATTATTTTTATAAGCATCTACCAAAGGTAGATGTAGATATACAGCCCATTATTTCGGAGATAGGCCCTAAATGGACAACCGAATTGAAGGATAAAGGACAACTGTGAAATATTAATTTAATTGAACAGGAGATAAAAGATGAGTACATCAATATCAACTGCCTTTATTAAACAGTTTGAAGCAGAAGTTCATATGGCATACCAACGTATGGGTTCTAAATTAGCGAATACTGTAAGGCAGACAAAAAATGTAAAAGGTAGCCAAGCTCGTTTCCAGAAAGTAGGGAAAGGTACAGCCGTTACTAAAAATCGTCATGCTGAGGTTCCAACAATGGATATTGCTCACAGTACAGTAGACGTAACACTAGCTGATTTCTATGCAAGTGATTATGTTGATACACTAGATGAGTTAAAAACAAACATAGACGAAAGACAAGTTCTAGCTCAATCTGCTGCGGCAGCTTTAGGTAGACAAACAGACCAATTAATCATTGACGTATTAGATGCAGGTTCAAACTCTGCAAACATTGCTCATGGTTCTGCGGCATTGACACTTGCAAAAGCGTTGACAACATATGAAACATTTGGCGAAGCTGATGTTCCAGATGATGGTCAAAGATATTTTGTAGTATCACCTGCTGGATGGGCTGACTTGTTACAACTAGACCAATTCTCAAGAGCGGAATATGTTGGCGAAAGCGAACTACCTTACTCAGGTGGTATGACTGCTAAGAGATGGTTAGGGTTCTTATTCTTTACACATTCAGGATTGACACTTGCTAGTACAACTAGAGATTGTCATGCTTACCATAAATCTGCTATTGGCCTTGCTACAGGTGCTGATGTTAAGACTGAGGTAAACTATGTTCCTGAGAAGGTAAGTCATTTAACAACATCTATGATGAGTATGCAGGCTGTGGCGATTGACCCAGAAGGCTTCATGCAAATCCAGATTACTGAATAACGGAGGTTAATCATGGCTTTAACAGCAGCAAATTTAAAATTAGTCGCAGGTGGCGGAACTGGTAATGTTTTTCATTACAATACAGCAGATGCTCCTGGTACCGTTGCAGGTAGTGGTTACTTCAATGACGTAACTAATAATCTGAAACAGTACGATATAATATTGGTAGCAGGAACTACTGGTGGTACAGTAACTATTGATATGTTAGTAGTTACATCTGCATCAGGTGCGGCAACTGTTACAACAACTAACGGTACGTAAGTACTATTGATCTTGAGGGGAGGCATGACTACACCCTTCCCTCATTATCTTTTAAGGAGGTATTATGTTATCAGAAACTAGGTTTGACATATGCAACAAAGCATTAGTATTAGTCGGTGCTAACATAATAACTAGCTTTGAAGAAGCCACTACAGAATCAACTGTAGCTGGTCAACTTTACGAATCAACTTTAGAAGCAATGCTAACTAGAATACGTTGGAGATTTGCAACTAAACAAGTACAACTAACTAAGTTAGCAACTAATCCATTAGGAAGATTTACTGCTTCTTATCAGTTACCAGCAGATGCTTTGTTAATTCATACAGTAACCGTAAACAATAATGTTATTGCATATGATAGATATGGCGACAAGATTTTTGCTGATACAGGTTCAAATGATACATTGATTTGTGATTATACATTTCAGACTAGTGAAGCAGAGTTTCCACCATACTTTAAACAATGTATGGTATTTGAACTTGCAAGTTTATTTGCAGGTGCGATTGCAAGAAATGACACTTTGTCTGAGTTATATAGAAATAGAGCATTAGGACAAATAGCAATAGCTAAATCAACTGATGGTCAAGCACAGACAACTAAGCGTATGGATGTTAACAGAATACGCAATAGAAGAAATCGCACTCA